TATAGACCGAATTCGTAACAAATTCTCAGTAATGTTTTATGAGATACTAAAAAGACAATTAGTTCTCAAAAAGATTATTGTCCCAAGTGACTGGGTTAATATAAGAGAAGGCATGAACGTTGAATACTCACGTGATAATTACTATGCTGAACTTAAAGATTCAGAGATTTTAAAAGAAAGAATAGAAACAATTCAGATGATGGACGAATATATTGGTCTGTTCTGGTCTAAAGACTGGGTACGCCGTAATATTCTTAAGTTAAATGATGAAGAAATTAAAGATATTAACAAGCAAAACAAAGACGACCCACTGGAGCCAGGTGATATTAATCCAGATTTGTCGAATGCACCAATATAAACTTTAAGGAATACATAAAGTATACAAAAAGTTTACTGGAAATAAACAATTTTATAAATAAGATACAAGAATTATGAGCACAAGAAATTTAATTGATAACATAAAAAAGGGTGATGCGCAAAAAAGTAACAATGTTTTTAATAGCATTATGCAAGACAAACTTATTGACGCATTAGATACACATAAACAAGAAGTTGCTTCAAAGATGTATGGAGCATCAGACGATTCTCCGGCCGTTGAAGAACCTGCGGTGGAGACACCAAAAGGGGAAGAAGCAACAGATGTTAACGTTTAAAGAATCATTTAACGAAGTATTAGAAGCTAAGTTAAAATTACCCCCAGGTGAAAAGGTAGCCAAGGAATTAACCAAACTTGGAAGAAAGAAGAAAACTACAGCAGTCATTACAAATAAATTTAATTTGTATATTGATGGCATAAAGATGGATAGTTATCGTTCTTTAAAAGCTGCTGAAGCAGCACTAAAAGATTTCATCAAATTAATGGGAGCATAAATGAAGTTAATTGCAGAATATACAGACCATTCCCTTGGATATTCAATCCAAGAGGGTAAGAATGGTAAGAAGAGTACCTTTTTAGAAGGTATTTTCATGCAAGCAGAAAATAAGAATAAGAATGGTAGGATTTATACCAGGGAAGTCTTAACATCTGCCGTTGACAAATTTGTCAATGAACAAGTAATTACAGGACGTGCGGTAGGTGAGCTTAATCACCCGGACGGTCCTTCCATTAATTTGGATAAAGTTTCTCACAGAATTACCGAGCTCGCATGGGATGGTAATAATGTGATGGGAAAGGCACTTATTTTAGATACCCCTATGGGTCAAATTGTTAAAGGTTTGGTTGAAGGCGGAGTCCAACTCGGAGTGTCAAGTCGTGGTATGGGAAGTTTGGATTTTAAAGATGGCGCTAATTATGTTAGGGATGATTTCATGCTTAACACAATTGATATCGTACAAGACCCATCAGCACCTAATGCGTTTGTAAATGGCATTATGGAAGGTGTTAATTGGGAGGATGATGGTAGTGGTCATTATATAAAAACTCAAGCAATTGATAAAGGTGAGACAGAAGTGAAAGAGTCCAAAGTGAAGTTCTCAGAAGAGAAACAAACTGCAGGATTTGAGCATTTCCTCTCTAAACTATAATCTCTAAAGGAGAATACAATGTCTGAAATTAAAGACGAAAAAATTGATGAGACTGTAGATGAGGTTATTGTTGAGGATACGCAAGTAGAAGCTGAGGAATTAGATATTCCAGAAGCGCCTCTAACAGCAGCTCGTACAGTAACAGCAATTAATGCTTCTTTGGCAGAAATGTCAAAAGAGGACCTTGACAAAGTCTTTGAAGCCGCAGAAACAGCTAAAGCGAAAGCTAAAGTTGAAGATGAGGAAGAAGAAGAGGATGATGCAGGGGATGAAGACGAAGGAGATGTAGAAGTAGAAGGTAAAAAGGACTCTAAAAAGGAAAGTAAAAAATCCAAAGATGAGGCTAAAAAAGTAGAAAAGGAAGATGAAGACCTTAAAAAGGAAGACCAAGTAGAACCAAAAGCAAAACCATTGAAGAAGAAGAAAGTGAAAGCTGACGACGGAAGCGAAGGTGATGTGGTTGAGGATGACCAATTTAAGGAAGACATCGATGCTCTAGTTAAAGACGAGGACACATTGTCCGAAGGCTTTAAAGAGAAAGCTGCTACTATCTTTGAAGCTGCATTAAATTCAAAAGTTAATGCTGAAACAGCAAAATTGGAAGAGCGTTATTCATCCGATTTGGCTGGTGAAGTTGAAGCTATTAAAGAAGATTTGGTTGACAAAGTAGATGGATACTTAACGTATGTTGTCGAAAATTGGATGAAGGACAATGAGGTTGCTATTGAGCATTCTCTGAAGTCTGAAATCACTGAATCATTTATACAATCACTAGGTCAGTTATTTGCTGAGCATCACATTAATGTTCCTGCTGATGCAGGAGATATCTTGGATAACCTATCCGAGGAAGCTAAAGATGCTAAAGCTCAGTTAAATGATGCAACTGAAAAGAATATTGAATTGTCAGAGAAAGTGAAAGCTTATGCAAGACAAGACATAATTCGTGAAGCGTGTAAAGGTTTGGCCGCAACTGAAATTGCGAAATTGACTGAGTTGTGTGAAGCTGTTGAAGCTGATGACAATGCTCAATTTTCAACTAAGGTAGCTACAATTAAGGAATCTTACCTTAACAAAGATACCCCGGCTGAGTCTACTGATGAAGTAGATGCAATTACCGAGGATTCACAAGAGACCCAAGAAGTTTCTGATACAATGCAGAGATACTTGGACGCAATCAAGCGAACTTAATTAATCCATAAGAAGGAGAATTTTAAATGGAAGAAATTAATCAAATACAACTACAGGAAAAATGGGCTCCTGTACTTGATTCACAAGACGCCGGCAAAATTGCAGACCCGCATAGACGTGCTGTAACTGCTGTTGTTCTTGAGAACCAAGAAAAAGCTTTTGCTCAAGAAAAGGCTCAAATTACTGAGGTTGCTGCCAATAAAACTGGCGGTGGCGTTGATAATTGGGACCCTGTCTTAATTAGCTTAGTCCGTCGTGCTACTCCAGCACTTTTAGCATTCGATTTGGTTGGCGTTCAGCCAATGACTGGTCCAACTGGTCTAATCTTTGCTATGAAGAGCCGTTATAGCACTCAAGGTGGTACAGAAGCATTATTCAACGAAGCAGATACTGGTTTTTCTGGTACAGCTTCTGGTGATACTGGTACTGCTGATGGTGGTAATAATGATCCGTTTGCCGGTGATGATCCTACTTCAGGTGGTTCAGCAGGTACTGACGCAGATGCGATTGATGAGTATCAGCCTGGTTCTGGTATGGCTACAGCTACAATGGAAGCTGCAGGCACAACTGGTTCACCTGCTATTCCTCAAATGGCGTTCTCAATCGATAAGACTACTGTGACTGCAAAGTCTCGTGCTCTTAAAGCTGAGTATACTATTGAATTAGCACAAGACCTTAAAGCGGTACATGGTCTTTCTGCAGAAACTGAATTGGCAAATATTTTGTCAACTGAGATTCTTGCTGAAATGAATCGTGAAATCATCCGTTTAGTAAACGTTAACTCTCAAACATCAGGTCGTGGTGCCACAGCTGGTACATGGTCAATGGACGTAGCTGCTGACACTGATGGTCGTTGGATGGTTGAGAAATTCAAAGGCATTGTTCATGCAATGGAACAAGAAGCTAATGATATCGCCGTTAATACTCGTAGAGGAAAGGGTAACTTTGCTATCGTTTCTCATGGCGTTGCTGCTGCATTAAATGCTGCTGGCGCAATGGATACTGGTCTAGGACTTTCGGGTAATGCTGGTTTTGACAGTGATGCTACAGGTTCATTATTTGCTGGTACACTATTGGGCGGTATGAAAGTTTATATCGATCCATATGCAGGCGTAGATTATTTCACAGTTGGTTATAAAGGTTCTAACCCTTATGACGCTGGAATGTTCTATTGTCCATATGTACCATTAAGCATGATGAAAACAATTGGTGAGAATGATTTCCAACCACGTATCGGATTTAAAACTCGTTACGGGATTGCAGACAATCCATTTGTTACTGCTGGTAATGGCAATAACGTATATTACAGAAAGCGTAAGATTCTCGCGCTATAATCTTGTAAAAAATATACATCTAAACCCGCCGAAAGGCGGGTTTTTTCTTGTATAAATACATATATGCCAAACTTTTTAAATCCATCATCGTTCGTATTATCACTTGACTCCCAAACATATTCGGGCGCGGAGTTTACTATTCAAACTATGATGCTTCCAGATGTTACGGCTGAGGGTGCACCTCTTCCATTTAAACAAGTAAACGTTGCATTTGTCTCAGATAAAATTGCATTTGGAACATTTGAAGTTTCATATCTAATTGATGAAGACCTCTTAAATTATAAAGAGATATTTGATTGGTTAA